TGTCCTGCAATTCTTTAGCACTAATGTTTCCAATTACAGGACCGAGACTAGCATGAATACTTTCAAACTCAAACTTCTCTTTAGGTACTGTACCAGTTAGTCCCCAACGTATGGGTGCATTCCGTAGGTTGCGTGTAAGCAGGTTCTTGAGAACTTCTGCTTTGGCTTGGTGTACTTCGTCAACAATAATAGTGCTTACACCTTCCAAGAACTCTGCAAGTGATAACACTGCTGATCCGTCCTTGTTCTTCTTGTCGAGTATATTCAAACTCTGCCAAGTGCAAATAGTGTGAGTCTTACCTAACATCTTCCTGTCGCCGAAGTACACCCCTACATCCAAGCCGCAGTTAATATAGTCCTCTTCTGTTTGTTCTACCAACGACTTGTTAGGAACAATCACCAGACTTCTACCATACGGCTCGCTTATATGTGATAACGTAGCTGTTGTAATTGTTTTACCTGCACCAGTAGCAATCTGTTGCAAGCTCTGTGGATTTTCTAAGAAGTTATTAATTGCTTCTACCTGATAGTCACGTAGAATAATATCTTCGCCTTCTGCTGGATGCCCTTCCGGCCATACAACACCTTGTTCTTTCCAGTATGTTTCTGTGACTGGTTTAAAGTTTAATTGTATCGGGTGACGTCTATCATCAATGTCAACAATTTGTACTCTGTTCTTAGCAAGTACTTCTTGTACAACGTCAAGATGATTAACATAGCCAGTGCCGCCAATACCAAAGAAAGCAACTTTACCATCCCAGCGTCCTAGTTTATACTGTGGCATATACCGTGCGTAAGGCACATCAAACTTGAGTGCGTTTGATAGTTTCCTTCGCACATCAACGTCAAGACCTTCGATCTTGATGTTTACTTCATCTTCAATTATAAGTTTACATGTAGACATTTGTTCTCCCAAACAAACTTAAACTAACATCGTGATACAAGATGCAATCACAAAAAGTTTCCATATAAGTTTTAACATTTTTATTACACCTTGTACTTGTCTTTGATAATGTACACATTGGTTTAAAATTTGATTGTAATAAAACCTTAGGCAACTTACTCTTTTTAATATACACTACTTTTGTCTCGTTGTCAACCCAGTTGTTTAAATGGTTATCTTTTATATAATCGTTTACAGGTGCATTGTTTGCATCTTTACTATCGATACGAAATAAAACACTTTGATGTTTGTTGTCTATAATTTTAGATACTTCCGAATGAATCTGTTTTAATTGTATATAACTTGTGTCTTCGTCAATCAATACTAGTAAAGGAAATCTGTCTAATAAATTAACAGTTTCAATAATATCTTGTACTTTATATTTTTTTGGATCAAGGCAAACTTCTATGTCTTGTCGATATGCAATGATATTTGTAATTGTATCACTATCCGTCGGCGGTGTATTATATCCGTATCGTAATCCTCTATCAGCATGTTGCAAATTAGACAATTCACTTAATTCTTTTTTTACAGTGTCTGGTATACAATTTTCGTATACATCAAATTTTACATTTACGACATCATTAATTTTTTCGTAATATTCAAATAACGTGTCTTCTATTTTAAAATTTCTATTCTTTAACACGTTGATTATCTTGTAAACATTTTTTGATGTAAATTTATAATAATGCTCGTGGCTTCCTTTTTTATGATAATACTCATTATGAGATATTCCGATACTATCAACTTTTGCAATATCTTTTTTACTAAAAGGAAATCTTACTTTTATCCATTTCCAATTGTCTTTGTAAGACTCGTATACCGTATCTTCGATATTATCTATAATTGTTATATACTTGCTTCTATCAATAGAACGCAAAGGAGTTCTTGTAGGAAGATCATCTACATCCATATATTCCTGTATCTTTTTTAGAACAAGAGCATATTGTCTGTCTGTAATTCCTACGCCTCGTGTGATTTGTTTATATATACTAAAGTAAATAGCATTACAAGATTGTAATGAATCAAGTTGATTGTTGCAAAGGTATTCTAGATAATCTTCAATGTATGTCATAGTAGTACTATAACACTTTATAGTTTAGGTGTCAATCTCTTCAATGGTAAGCCAGCAGATATTTCGTCAACTGTAAACTCTGTCCATGCGTAATCATTTAGCCACTGTATTCTGTCTGGCATTAGAGGCTTTTCGATATCGTACAAAAAGTCTATGTCGTTGCCTGCATCATAAGCAAGACTGTGAGTGCTAACAAAAGCTGGCACACCTTCGATAACACTATGTATCCCAGGGTTGCTACTATAACTGATAGTAGCCCAAACATCGTTAAAGCCCATATTAAAATCATCATATGTTCCCCCTATGTGCATAGGGTCCTGTCTAATTACATTCCTAAGGCCACGCTCAATATGCTCTAATCTACAGCGTGGATGCGGTCTAAATATTATAGGGCGGTCTGTGTGTTTGCGTATTGTATCGTATGTTTGCAAAAACCAATTGCTCATACGTGGCATATCTCGCCATTGTAGACTTTTATCATGTTGTCCGCATATTAATATATATTTGCCGCTTGTTCTCCATGGCTTTTCTAAAAGTCCCAGAAGATGCTTACGACTATCATCGTTATTATTATCCCCAAAATAAGCATCTCTGTTGATTCCATTTAATCCTACCTTCCAAGTTGTTCCCCGTTTTATTCCACCGACTTCTAGTACAATAACTTTACGTCCTGTTCTTGTATAGTATTCGTATATTGGTCTGTTAGCTGACATACGTCCGTGAAATAACACACTCCAAATTACAGCAACATCTCCATGCATACTATCGTGTTCTACTATATGCCCTGCGCTACGTAGGCTGTGTTCAAATGCTTCAAAAACAGGTTTGCTGTTCATTGCACCAAATTGCGGAAATAAACTAAATCTCATGTGTAAATACTCATAACGTATTTAACAAGGATATTATCGTGCAAACAATTTCTTTTGTATCAACATTTCACAAACCAGTATTAGATTTATATGGACAACGTTTTGTAGATTCGTTTGCCAAGAACGTTGATAGTAATATTAAATTGTACTTGTATGCAGAGGATTGCACTCCGCAAACACAAGCTGAAAATATAGTTGTTTTAAATCAAAAAGCAGAACTGCCAAAGTTATTAGAATTTAAACAACGCTGGAAAGGTGTACCAAAAGCAAATGGAAAATGTCCACCTGATATTAAAGCAAGACGGCCAAGAGATTGGCACAAAGAATTTAAATGGGATGCAGTACGATTTGCTAACAAAGTCTATGCTGTGTTTGACGCAGCCGAACGTTGTGATACAGATTGGATAGTATGGCTAGACGCAGACACATATGTACATTCTCCTGTGAGTTATGATCAACTGCGTAAGTTTACACCCGAACGTGCTTGGATGAGTTATTTAGGTAGAGGAAAGAAATGGCCAGAATGCGGCTTCTATGGTATTAATTTGCGTACTAAACCCGGCAAATGGTTTTTAAAGAAGTTTGAAAGTGTTTATGAAGATGCCGAGAATGGTATTTTTAAAATGGAAGAATGGCACGATAGTTTTGTATTTGAAGAAGTAAGGAAAAAAGTTGCTAAAAAGTATGACAGTTTTCCATTTTTAAATATCAGCGGAGACTTAATAAATGGCGAAGGGCATCCATTTATCAACAGCGATTTGGGCAAATATTTTGATCACTTAAAAGGCGATAGAAAAGATATTGGCAAAAGCAACAAGCCAAACGATTTAATTGTAAATCGTAATGAAGGCTATTGGAAATGAATATTCAGTTTTTTACAAGTATGAATAAAAACTATTACGATCGTTGTGGTAAATTTATGATAGAAAGTTTTGAAAAATTTTATCCCGAGCATAGTTTAAATTTGTACAACGAAGATTTCAAACCTACTAATAAGGTAACACTGAAAGGATGGAATCTCGGCAACGACTATAATAATTTTTTAAAAAAATGGCCCGCAAAAAGTTCAGTAGCAAAGTTTTCAAAAAAAGCATTTAGTGTTATTCATGCAATGAATTTTATCGAGTGCGATTATCTAATTTGGTTAGATGCTGATACTATTATAAAGAATAGGTTTGATAAAGATTTATATAAAATTATTTTAAATAAAAAGATACTCAGCACACATTTGGGTGTATGGCACGAATACAACAATAAAGATTATTATAGTTGCGAGACAGGATTCTTTGTTTTAAATAAAAAGCATAAAGATTTTTATAAATTTAAAAACACTTATACAACAATTTATGTAGACCAAGATACTGATAACTTACGACGATTCTACGACGGTGATGTATACGGCGAAGTTGTAAATAGATTAGGCCCTAAATATATGTTAGATTTAAATCCAGCGCCAAAAAAATATAAAACACCTATAAAGCATAGTATGCTAAAAGACTATATTGCGCATTATAAAGGAAAGTCTACAAAAAATCAGACATTTAGTTGAATAAATTTTTGATAAAACGCATTATTTAATTCTCGGCACTCGTCTAAATATCCTTCTATATTGTTTTTTATAAAAGTCGGCTCGATATTTATTTCATCTAAAAAATGTGGCTGATGCTTCATATGATCAAACTTAACACTCCAGCTTGCTACTTGAACGTTTTTTCCTAATAGTTGGCCCCAGTAGGCTCCATGATAGCTATCAGTAATAATAGTATTTCCACTACCTAAAAATTCTATAACTTTATCAAAGTTCATTTCGTTATTTTTCATAACAGGATAATTTGAATTTTTAAATTTTGATTTTGCAGCATGAACAAAATAAACAAATTCGTGTTGCTCGCTATAATCTTTATCAAATGCAGGATGCATACAACTTACACAAGGCAGATAATATTTTTCATAATTTTTAATCCAGTCTCTAATACCAACAAGGGTACATTGATTTATCCATTCCGGATAGTAGGGATTGTCTTTAGATTTTTTTCCATGCTTCTGACCAAAGTTGTGTCCAATTCCCCATAGCACAGTTTTCTTAGGAGTGTCTTGTAATAATTTTTCTATGTACGTACTAAACTTTTTATGAATAAGTCCACCGCCGCCGATAATGACAGTATTATTTCTAACATCATACTTGTCCGAAACTAATTCTGTTGACAAACATTCTATCTCAAAATAACGACTAGGGTTGCAATAAAAATCGCCAACATTGTTTTTTGCTTTTCTGTGTAATTCTATTATTTTGGACATGCTATAAAATTATGATAAAAACTACTATCACTTGCTGTATGTTTTAAAAATTGAGATAAGGAACAAGTGTTAAAATCTAAATCTAATATGTTATAATCTATATTTTCAAAAAAATTAAAAATATCACTTGCGGTATTATTATAAGTTGTCATATGGACATCAGCACATTCAAAATAAATCAAAGGTAAAGAATTTAGAATAGTTTCTTTACTTCCTAATAAAGTTTTGTATTCATTGCCTTCGACATCTATTTTAATTAAACCTATATTGGTAAATTTAAAACTATCTAGTGTTTTTACGTCAACAGTAATTGTTTTGTATTTTCCTCCAACTCGTTGTTTGTTTAAACCTGACCAGCCACCTTTTTCTAAATCTATATGAAAATCTAATTTTGAATCTTCATTGCTCAGTGCGCAATCATATATGCTTACTTTACCTTTGTAATGCTTTTTTAAATATTCAACAATATTTGGAGTAGGTTCAAATAGATATGCGTTTGAACAAGAATATAATTTTTCTAAATTTTTATACCATTTTCCTTTCCGAGCACCAATATCAATTACATTTTTATTTTTTGGTAATTTTTGACTAAGCCAAGGAAAAATTACACTGTCTTCTTTTCTTTTATACATTTTTACAAATTCCTAATATATAATTTTTATTTCTGTGTAAAGTAATATTTTTAAAATTTTTTTTACAAACATATTTAAAAAATGATGTATTAAAAGAATGTTTCCAATTATACTTTTCTTTTTGCTTTTTTGAAAGAACTAAAATAACCCAAGTAGTTGCTTTATCTTTATACTTTTCGATTAGTTCAATAGGATCGTCTACATATTCTAACACTCCTAGTATTAATCCTACATCATATACTTTGTCTATTTTTACTGTTTGGGTGTTTAAGTTAGTTTGAATGTCAGCATAAATTGTTCTATCTAATCCTAAATAATCGTTGCACTCAAAATAGTTTAAAAAAGATTTATTTCCACAACCAATGTCTAAAATAGAAGATCCGGCTGGTATAAATTCTGATACCCAGATATTTCTATATTCCCACCTGTGTGTTAGTTGGTTTACTTTATCAGAATCCATGTTAAATAAAATTCCTAATATGACGCCAAGCATCTCCTGAACGCACTTCATCAAAGTTCCAATGACTCATAGCTAATTTTTCTACCCATTCTTGTCTATCAAAAAATTTAGGAGATTCTATATTTTTTAAATTTGTATTTGCAACTGCTCTAGCTTGACTTATTTCTGGATTAGGATCAGTAACAAATATAGGCAACCCCTCAATTGCTGCTGCAACACCCGGACTGCTATTATAAGTTATAACTGCCCAACAGTTTTTAAAATCTTCTAGTATATGTTTATTGGTACTAACTGTTGCACCTGCTTGGCGTATTTTTAGATATTGTTTTGCTTTGCTATCTCCCGGATGTGCTCTTACAACAATAGGACGACTACTAACCTTTCTTATACGTTTAATAGTTTTATTACACCATTCCATTACATCTAGCCCGCCCATACTCCAGCCGCCGTTGCGTTGTAAACAAATTAAAATATGACGACCGTCGGTACGCTGAGGCTTTAATGATATTTGCAAATCTCGTGAAATCTTTTGCCAGCGGCTAGGATCTACAATTCCTGAAAAATAATTACCAGTAGTTGGAAATACTCCGTCCATGCTGTATCTTGAATAATGACTAGGATGAAGTTTTCCTAAGTTATAATTAAACAAATTGCTATCAACTATAATAGTATGTTTATTTAATAAATTTTCTGCTGCACTTTTTCTAAGCATTAGATGAGGACTTCTTGGACTACCATCGTGTACCCATCCTTGTATAACTGCAACATCGGCTGCAATTGTATTTTTTCCATAATGCAGTATTCCTTGATCTCCTACTACATTTACTCCAGCAACAAAACGTTGTAACACTTCGAGCTTATGAGGAGACTTATTGGGATTAGGAATACCAGCTGCATATGCAACTACTTTCATAGCATTTCCTTTACTCTAGTGCAGTAATTATTATTTATAATTCTACATTCGTCATAATAATCTGGATAGGTATTAGTTGAATCGATTAAGTCATCTATTTGATCTAGGCTGTCGCTTTTGTATATTATCGACGGTGCAGGATTCATATTAAAAAATTTAGAACTCCACGGATCAACAACAATAACTTTTTTACCTAATAGCTGGCCCCAATATGCGCCGTGATAGCTGTTTGTAAGTATAACGTTTGCACTGCCTAATAGCTCAATTGTTTGTTCCATATTCCCACCTGTATTTACAAATCGAGGAATAGCAGATTTTCCAAAATCTGCACTTTTTATAAGTTGCTTTTTATGCTCGAAGAAAATTATATCATTTGCGATAGGATATGTTTTTTCAAGTGCTGGATGCATACAACTAGCACATGGTATATATTCAAACGGTGAATTTGCATCTCTAATTCCTACCATATCAAAACTACTTAAATATCCCGGCCATTCGATATTCCTGGGTTTTTTATTAATGTTTGCATTGTGTCCTGCACCCCAAACGATCCTTGGTGCATTTTTTCTTACATCTATTTTTTCAATATATTCTTGCACAAGACTATTAATTTTTGTTTGAAATTCTTCAAGTAATGAATTATTATTAGACTGACTTACTGTCCAAAGACTTTGTGCTGCATCTCGTAATGTTACATAATCACTAGATAGTAATAACCTTTTTAATACATCGCCCATAAAATCATTTTCAATTAATCCACCACCACCTACAATAATAGGACGATTGCTATCGTATTGTGCAACATGCAATTGTGTTATATCGATTACATCGTGCTCAATTCCAAAATAAGGCAACGGATTGCAATATAAATCGCCTACATTATTTTTATCTTGTCTGTGTATTACTATTGGCTTCATTTTAGTTCTCTATCTCTCATTAACATTTTGTAGGCATACCCGTTTACTAATTCTTGATAATGAAATTGACCATAGGCTAAATGATGTGCCCAAGCAGTTAGTTTATCAATATGCTGCAAGGTTGGATTTTCTATTTTATCAATATCTTTATCACATACAGGATCTGCTGCTGTAGGTGCAAGTGTAATAGCAGGTATTCCGCATAACACACTTTCTACTGCTGCAATACTGTTGTAAGTAATTAGCACATGTGCATTTTCAAAGTCTTCGTATATACTATTGTTTACACGTTCTGATCGCTGCTTGGGTTTTTCTCTTACAATAATAGGTCTATCTGTATGTTTTTTTATTTCAGCAATTGTGTCTGCTGTCCATTTTTTTAAATCAATATCGTAAAACTTACAGGGTTTTGCACTCGGCAGTGCTAGTAAGACTGCTTTGCCTTTTCTTTTTACTGGCTTTTTTATTTTTAATCCTAGCCTTTGAAATCTGTCTGCAGGACGTTCTATTATTTCGTTGTGTTGTAGTCCGTTGGGTACAATTCGATGATACAGTTTTTTTGCTTCTGGATTTCTGCTACTTCTATAATTTCCAAAGTATCCGCTGTCCATATAAAAGAAGGGAAGATTATTTTCTAGTCTGTGGGTTATTAGATCTTTTTTTACAATGCTTCTGAAAATAATATCTTGTGTTGTAGACTTATCTACAACATCCGTAGGCTTGTATCCTGCTCCAGATGCAAATGCATTTATAAAGTCGTCTTTAAGATGCTTACTTAAACATATCATATAGTTCTTGTTTCCATAACTCATTAAATTCGCAGTCTCTATAGTTTTCAAACCACGGGCCGCCTTCGGTATAATGAATTAAATTTGGTGTTTCGATATCATCATACACACCTACTAAGTAGTTCCATGTATGATCAAGTTCGCCAACTTCTTCATCTTTTAACCAACTAAATCTATGAAAGTAAGCGCCATTAAGTTCTGTATCATTTACCATGTCTTGTGTAAGTCTTGCATTACTAGGATGCGCACAATTAAACAACACAACACTTGACCAGTTCTTGCGTGGATAGATTGTTTGCTTTTGTCCATCCATCTTCATACCTTCTTTGGGTGTGTAATCATGTTGCACACACATAACAGCGTACTTGTCGTCTGCTTGATCAAACAGTTCTTTAATGTCTGTGGTAAGGATCATATCGCAATCCATAAACACTGCCCATCCTTTGAAGTTAGCAAGCTCTGGCACAAGAAAGCGTGTAAAGGTAAATTCAGTACTTGCTAATTTATCGATAGGACGATTGTACCATCCTGCGTCACGTAATTCCTGTTGCTTTAATGCTCGAACATCAGCGTTTGGTTGTTTATTTAAAATGCTATGCTTACATACTTGATAAGCAATATCTTCTCTTGGATCGTATCCTACAAATACTTTCATTAATCTCTTCTTTCTATATCTTCTTCGTAGCACACGCCCCACTGCACTTCTAGTATATGTGCATTTGTGTCACCTGGATTGCTGGCTTTATGCCAAACTTCTTTGCCAATATTAAAAGTTCTACTTTCTTGTTGTAATGTTATACTACTTTGTACGCTATTCCATTCAGTGTCCATTTTAACTATACCTTCTAGTACATTCCATTCTTCCGAACGTTCAAAATGTTTTTGATCACTTAAACTTTTGCCTGGGTATATTACAAGCTCTTTTACTTTATAACCTTTGTCTGGTGCATCATCTAGCACACGCCAGTACCCCCAATCACGTTCTGTCTTTTGTGTTTTCCATTCGTCTAGTATCCAACTGCTACTATTGGCTTTATTTTTGCCGCCAACTCCAAACACAAACTCCACATCTTTATGGTCTCTGTATAATGCTTGTTCGGGTATTTCGCCATCAACTCTGTCGCCGCCATTGGCAACAATTAATTTGCCGATATGTGTTGCAAGTACTAATCCTATAGCTTTTGTTGTACCGCCAGTTTCGTCGTCTTCGACCATTATAACATCGTCAACCATTTCAAGATGTTTAATAATATTTGCACGTTCTCCAAATGGCATAAATGCACGACCTTTTTTATTTGCAAGCCATGTATCGCTGTTTAGTCCTACTACTAATTTATCACCTAGTTCTCGTGCTGCTTTAAAATATTCAATGTGTCCGGAGTGAAGCGGATCAAAGCCGCCTGTGACTAATACTGTTTTCATACAGTATTTATATGCGCACTTTACACTGTTTAATTTTTTGGAAGTTTTGTGTTGTCTGTATGTACTGATTTAATTAAATTATAGTCTAATTCTAAACTATCTATCAAGTTCATAAGTGCTAGTGTATCTTTGGGCAAACAAGCACCACTATACCCACGTAAGTTTTTGCTGACATTTAAATACTGTCCGCTGGTTTTTTCTGTTTTAACATATGCATTTTTTATTATATCATAATTTGCATTATATTTGTTTGCAAGGTCGTACATCATATTAGCAAATACAATACGTAAACTAGCATATGAATTATTATATAGTTTTAGTATTTCTGCTTCTGCAGGCAACATATATTCAACAGATTTTGGTAATGTCTTAAATGCATCTGTGACTGTACGAGCAACTGCTAAATTGTATGTGCCTATTGCAAGCAATTTACAATCTTCAAAATCTGCGTCTGCATAATCTTGTCTTAAAAATTCTGGTACAAAACAAATATCTAAATTATTTTTCTTTAATAATTTATCTGTTGTTCCTGGCAAAATTGTACTACGAATTGCAACTACACCTTTGTAATTGTATAGAAATAAATCTTTTACAATATTTTCTACATGATCTTCGTGTGTACAAATAAAAATAATTTCAGTATCTAGTATATCTTGTATTTTAGTATTAAATTTAATATCGTGTTCTAGAACAGTATGTCCTAGTTTTTCAAAGCCTTTTACATTTGCTTTGCCTACATTTCCAACACCAATTATACCGATTCGCATAATAAACTTTCAACTGTTTTTTTGAGTCCTACTTCTAATGGTGTATAATCATTGAATCCGGTAAGTGTTTGTACTAGTGTTGTGTCAGGACATCTGCGTGTTGCACTGCCTATAGGTCCAGAACGCACTTCAAGTCTATCTGGATTAATACCCATGTATCCCATAATTAATTTAGCAACTGTTGCAATAGGTACTTCAATATCGTTGCCTACATTTACAGTTAGATTACTATGATCTTTTACTAGCATATCTGTCATACGTACAGCATCATCTACATAGCAAAAACTACGTGTATCATTGCCTTTAATATAATACTCGCCTAATTTACAACGTTCTACAAACTCGCTAATAAAATGGTCTTTTTGTCCTGGTCCGTAAATATTAAAATAACGTAAAATAAGATATTCAAGTCCACTGTTTGCAACTAAGTTTTCACCGAGAGCTTTCGGAATGCTATAACTCCATCTTGGATTTTTAATGTTGTCAAACACAACTGGTACTTGTTCATCAGTTGGCACATGGTAATAACCTGCATCAATTGCTCCATTAAATATTTCGCACGTACTAGCAAAAACAAATTTTGTATTTGTATCTCGATAACGTTCTATCAAGTTTATTGTAGGCAATGTATTGTTTATTAATACATCAGTAGGCTGTTCGTAAAACAATCGTGTACCATTAGTTGCTGCAAGATGAACAACAATATCACACTCTGGTGCATTTCTAGCTACTGTAATATTACTTAGATTATCTGCAACGCCGTTCTGTTTATCATAAGGATAAATTTCTTCGTATCTATCTTTAATATAGTTGTGATAATGACTGCCTATAAATCCTTTGTGTCCAGTTAACAATAATTTAGAGTGTTGCATCTTCCATACCCGCTACTCTAAGTTTTACAACATTAGTTATTTGCCACTGTTTCTGATCAAGTGCTTTGAGTACACCTAGCCACTTATTGCGTAGCAGAGCAAACTCATTAATAATCTTTTCATAGTCAACAACGTCTGCCTCGCCGTCTACGTATTTTTCAACGTCACGGCTTGACAGAGCTCGTTGATAGTTTTCAAGATATTTTTTAAAGTACGAGCTACGCAATTTACGTAGCTCGATATTTAAGTAGTTTAGGATAGCTTCAATTTCTTGCAGTTGATTAAACCGATATTCAACAATACCTGGCATTGCTGCCGCAGCTTTTTCAACATTTCCAGTTAACTTGCACTCGACTCTTGCGTTTACTAGTTCAGTTTCAAAATGTTGTATTGCTGCTGGAATTTGCGTAATATCTCTGCTTACTCGACTGTACCATGCCATTAGTTATCCCACTCATCTTCGTAATCGTCTTGATCCATTTCTAAGTAATATTCAATAGCAGCATCTAAAGTTTTATCTACGCCCATTATACCTTTGAGTTGTACGTCATCCATACCGTAATCAATAAGTGCGTCGACATACTTTTCAGCTGCCATTTCAATATGCTTTTTATCTAAGTATTCTTTAAACAAGTCCCATAAATCAGCGACAAACTCTTCATTCATTTTCAGCAATTTCCTTAACTAAGTTATCATCGGTATTTACCAATTCGGCATCTAATTCAGCTAATTCAGCTAACCGTGCCGCACGTTCAGCTTCTGCTTCTTCGGCTGCAACTTGTGCTTCTTTAGCTGGTAAATCTGCCATAACTTTGTCAAGTAGATCTCCTGTCCAACGCTTGCGGAATTCAATGATTACTTCACCATCACTAGTAATGTATTCATAACGATTACCTTTCTTTTCCAACAAGCCCTTTGCATCCATCAAGTCAAACATACCTGAATATGGATCCATGCCTGTTTCATATGGAATCTCAACTTGCACACTTTCGAACGGTTTGTTGTAGCGTGTTTTCATAACCTTACACGCTGCTCTAATACCATGTACTTGTGATGTTTTGTTGCCGTCTGCGTCTACTTTTAGTTTAAGTTTCTTCATAGCAACAACCATTGAACTTGCATACACAAAGCCTGAACCACCTGAAATCTTGTCATCTGGATCAAACATATCTTGAGATGCATATGTGTGATTAGTGACACACATACCTACATTGTATGAACCAAACATATTCACACAGTTA